CAGTTAGAGAATATACTGATAACTTAGCTTGGATAACTTACTGGGTTCTACGAGAACATGGTTCTACTTTCTTAGACTCTGAATGGGGTTTAGAGATTGCAGCTAGTGATATTGATGTAGGTTCCTTTTACTTGTATGCTCAGTACTGCGACCAGTTAGTATCCGATGGTAAAGGTGGACAAGAACCTAGATATACAGCGCATTTTCAGTTTATTGAAAGAGATAATGTTCCGACATTTTTAACTTATCTGTTAAATTTAGGTAATGCTAACTTCTCCTCTAATAGTTTAGGGCAGATTTCTATTATCTGGGACGGTGCAGGGCAAAGCATTACTAAAGTAGTATCTAATGCTACTGTAGTTGATGGTGTTTTTGAGTACTCATCTAATGACCTAGAAGGTAGAACTAACCTAGTCAATGTAACTTATGCTAGAGAAGAACTATTTGGTGATAGTGATACTGCTACTCATTATGAACAGACTTTAATTGACCGATATGGCTTGCAAACCTCTGACGTAGTATTGTTTGGTTGCAAAAGTGAAGCACAAGCTTTGAGAAAGGCTAGAGCTGTTCTTTATAACAACTGCTATGCTACTGATTTAGTTACTTTTAGACAATTATTCCAAGGTGCTACTTATCAAATCGGTGAGTTAGTTTCTGTTATGGACAGTGATAATGTCGTAACTGACCCTAAGCATGGGATAATTATTGATAGTTCGCTTACAGCTGGTACTACTACTCTGGCTTTAGACCGTTCAATAGTTTTAACTAATGCTAGTTATACTGTTCAGTTTATCGGGGCTGATGGGACTACTTTCTTATCGAAAGCAATTACACAAACTAATGGCTCATTCTCTAGCGTTAGCTATACTGGAAGTGAGATACCTTTTGTTGGCGGTACTGTATTGTTCTCAACTACAGCTTTAACTCCTAGAACAGTTAAAGTTATCAAAGTAGATAAAGACGATGAACACGTTTATACAATTACTGGATTGACCCATAACGAGTCTAAATATAGTTATATCGAGACAGTAGGTACACTTCCAACTCCTTCTGGTAGTTTCATTAACTTTAATAACTTTACAGTTCCAGCTGTCAGTAACATTACAGTTGATGAAGTGTTCTCATCTAACGGTGTAGTCGAGTTCTCTAAACTAGCTGTTGACTGGGATTGGAATGTTAGTGGTACTGAAGACTATAGAGCTACTTTTGATGTTTCTTACCGTAGAGATAATCAAGAGTATCAACAAGCCAGAAACTTAGGTACATCTGACTTTGACATTGAATACCCACTTCCAGGTGTCTATGAGATTTATGTCTGGGCTGTTAATCCTTTTTCCGGACTACGTTCAGTTGTAACTAGCGTTGTTTATAATTTTAGAGTAGCCTCTGCAACTTCTACTTTGCTACCTCCAACTAATGTAGTAGTTCCTAATACCGCTGGCGTTGTATTTCAGCAGAGGGATTTGCCATTGACTTGGACTTTTCCAGTTGTTAATGATACTAAAGTTGATAAACTTAAAGACTATGTGGTTCAGGTCTTAGATTATGCTACCAGTACTGTTAAAGGCACTTATACAGTAGCTCCTAATACAGATAGAGGTGGGGATTTTCTACTTACTTTTGCTGAAAATGCTGCTATTTTTGGTACTGCCCAGAGACAGTTTAGAGTTAGAGTCTTTAGTAGAGACTTAGTTGGTGATTTATCCAATTATGTTGAGGTTGTTCCTAATAATCCAGCTCCTACTGTTAGTACGTTTGCAGTTAGTGCTGTTTTTGGAGCTGCTTATGTAAAAGCAACTATTCCAAGTGACCCTGACCTTGTTAGTTATACTTTTAAAAAGTATTCTGCCGCTACAGGTGGTACTCTTCTAGGAACTATAACAACTGTTAGTAACTATGTTGATTTTGAAGCTACTGCTGGTACTGAGTATTTCTATACCGTAACTCCTAATGATAGTTTTGGAACAGGAACTGAAAGTACTAGAATCGCTAGTACTGCTTTATCTGTGGATGTAGATACCTACACTTATACCGGACTTCAGTTTACACCTAACAATCCTGCTAATAACTATATAGCTTGGAGTTCTTTTGTAGCTATAAAGAATGGCTCTACAAATGTAACAGTTAATGCTGGTAATGCTCAATGGACTGCTGGAACTCTTTATCTGTACTACATTCCCGGAGATACCACTTTTCATAGCACAACTTCAGCCACTACTGCCATTGCTGCGGGTGGTAGAATCTTAGCTACTTATAAAGGTGGTACAGAGATAACTGCTGATGCAGGTAAAGCTTTTATCTCTGGAGACCAGTTGATTGCTGGCTCTTTACTAGCTAATGCTCTTGCTACTAACACTGCCTATATTACAAATATGGCACAGATTGGAAATATTATTCAGTCAGATAATTATAGTAATAGTGGTGGAAGTTATACTGGTTGGAGAATAGATAAAGGTGGAGCAGCTAACTTTAATAGTATTACTATCAAAGATAGTGCTGGTAATGTTACTATGGCAAGTGGTGGTGCAGTATGGGATTATATTTCTAATCCAAGTGGAACTAAACCAGCTAATAATGCAACTGTAGGTGCTACTTGGGGCACTAATATCTCAGGACAGCCCAGTAATGACTTGATGTTCAATAATTTACAAATAGATACGTGGGTTGTGGGACAAACCCCTCCTTGGACTTTGAATGGAGCTGCTTCAGAAAATTCCATAGTGTATGACACAAATCAAACAGGCACTCGTGTTCCTGTTTGGAAATGTACATCTAACGGTGACAATGCTGCCGACGGTGGTTGGTATCCTGATGCAAATGCCGGTAAAAATTGGTTTAAAGTCGATAAAAATAAATCATATAGATTTGCGGTTCCCGTCAAAATAACAGGAGGAAATACTGGTAGGTATTATTGGGGTATTCTTGAAAATAGTGTTTGTGATTTAAACACAGGTAATAAAAATAGTAACCCTTATTTTGTTTACGGAGAGAGACCTGGTTTAGTGGCAAACCGTTGGTATTTGTTGGTTGGTTATGTGTTTCCGGCTGGAAGTACGGGGAACACCAATGCTGGTTCAGGTATATTCGATTTGACCACAGGTGAACTGATCGCTGAAAGATGGAATTATTGTTGGGCAAGTGATGTTGAATACACAGGCACTCGTGCTTATCAGTTTTACTGTGGAACTGCAGGAGAAACACAAGTATTTGGTTATCCTGTTGTTGAAGTTGTGGATGGCACAGAAAGTAAATTGTTTGACAATCTTGGTTATTCTGCGTTACTAAATGCACAACAAAAATGGTCTGATGTCCAAAACAATGACGGTAAAAGACCTGCAGATTATGCCGATGTAACTAACTACAATGACACAAGAGTTTCTAATGTTATTGAAGAAAATAGTACTTTGTTTGTTTCTCGTCCTGTAGGCGCCAGTTTTAACAATAATCAAGGTGCTGTCACAGGTATGATTAGAATTATATTACCGCAAGGTTTCACCAATACGATGATGAAATTCACGGTGAACGTTTATACCTACAGTTCTGATAAATCTTTTAGTCTGAACTTGGCTGGTTATAATTATGGCACAGGAGCTTGGTACAACACAGAAGCCAATTTAATAGGTTCAACTGCAGCAGATAATCGTGTCCGCTTTGGCTATGATTCAACACTGGGTAAATGTTGTATTTATATCGGTGAACCTACCAGCTCTTGGAATTATCCAAAAGTAATGGTTAAGGACTTTATTGCGGGGTTATTAAACTTTGCACGAAGCCTATGGGAATCTGGTTGGGCGATTGATATTGTTACTTCTGCACCACAGAATGTAACACAGGATTATGCAGATGCATTGATTGATGCCGCTAGTATTAAGAATCAAGGGGCTTTTGCTACACTTAGTAAAGTTACCGCATCTAATGCAAGTACATTTATTGCTAATGCTGCTATAGGCTCTGCTCAAATCATTGATGGTTCTATTACTAATGCGAAGATAGGTACAGCTGCTATCGGTACTGCTAATATAATTGACGCTAATGTTAGTACGTTAAAGATTGCGGGTAATGCAGTTACAGTTCCTGTTTCTTCTTTTACAGGTGCTGGGTATAGCATAGCTGTAGGTAACACTGGAACTATCCAGACAGTAACTTCGGGTATATTGTCTCCGACAGAAAATATAACTGTAATGATTTTGGTTTCTTTTTTATGTGCGCCAAATATACAATTAGCGTCTTACAGGCAAGAATTAAAAGCTAACGGGGTAGTAGTTACTGGATTGACTTATGGAGCGTTTGGATTAAATGCCTATAATGCTTCCTATGTAGTACCTGCCAATACCTCAGTAACTTTTACTTCGTATATTTCTAATTTAGTAAATAGCGGGTCAATGACAGGAGGTAGTGCAACTTTTTACAATAGAAGTCTTATTATTTTAGGAACAAAACGATGAATGTTATTATTTATAGCTCCTTAGGGCAAATTTTAAGACAACTAACAGTTTCTAGTGAACTTGCTGACGCCCAAAAAGCAGAAGATGAGTTTATTCTTTTTGGTTCTGCTGATGATATTACACAATATATAAATACAGAAACAGGTGAAATAGTAGATAAACCAGTTAAACCAGATGAGTATTCTGAATTTAACTGGCAAACTAAACAATGGGAAGGTAATGCTCAGATAGCTAAAGATAATGTTCTAAGGGAACGACAACGGTTACTAACTGCAACTGACTGGACGGATACCTATTCAGCATCTACAAGATTAGAAAACTATAATGCTTGGCAGTTCTATCGCCAGCAACTTAGAGATATAACAACACAGGAAGGTTATCCATTTAATGTTATCTGGCCTACGCAACCAGTATAGGAGCTATTATGTCACTTGACCCTATAACAGCAGGATTTGACCTAGTTAAAACCGGCCTAGACAAGTTCTTCCCTGATGCCGATACAGAACTTAAAGGTAAACTAGAAGCCGCAGCTACTGAAATTAACAACAACTACCAGTTACAACTAGCTCAGATAGAGGTAAATAAGGTAGAAGCTGGTAGTTCTAGTCTATTTACTTCCGGTTGGAGACCATTTATC